GAAACACCATCTTATGGACGTTATAGATTCTCAGGAGAGTATAAAGACAAGCTAGTAGAGTTACTAGAGAGAGTTCCGACAGAAGATGAAATTATAATGATTGTAGATGATGGATTTTATCATTTTGGAGCAAAATGTACTATCGAAGGCAAATCATTTAAAGGATTTGTTGATACAGATTAGGAGGTTAATATGAAATTTAAAGAATTACAAGAAAAGGTGCTCGAATGGGCGGCTAGTCACGACCTGTTGCACGAAGAAAATGCAGACAAGCAGTTTTTGAAATTTATCGAGGAAGTGCTTGAATTTAAGAGTGAGTTTGATTATTTAGAGAGGATAGGGCAAGACCCTTCAGAGTGTTATTCTGATTATGAGCAGATAGAAACTCAAGAAAATATGCAACTTGAAATGGGAGACATTTTTGTTACGTTGATTATTCTTTGCAAGCAACTCGGCATAGACCCACAAAGGTGCTTGGAACTTGCATACGAGAAGATTAAGGACAGAAAGGGTGAAACTCGAAATGGGTGGTTTATTAAAGCGGAGGATTTATAATGATTGAATTATTAAAAGAGTTGCAAGAGATTAAACAAAAGAAAGAAGCATTGGACTTAAGAGAAAAGGAAATCAAGAGTGAAATTACAAACATACTTGTTGAAAATGGAACGGACAAGTACGAGGACGACGATTATAAGGTAAATTATATTGCAGCAAGCGAAAGTGTTTCAATCGATACAACACAACTCAGAAAGACGAGCGGAGAATTGTATATAAAGCTTTTGAATGATTATCCGAAAATCACAAAGAGAAGCGCAAGCTTGAGAGTGTCTTTTAAAAAGTAGGAGTTGAGTAAGGAGAATTACATGGATTTTAAAGAAGGTCAAATTATAATCTACAAAGGCTCTAATGGTTATGAAATTGGCAAAATTAAGAAGATAAAAAATAGCAGTTCTGCGTGGATATGGTATCACGGTGGAGATACTGCGGCACTAACTGATTTTGATTTAATCAGTCCAATAATAAATGATTATTGCATTGCAGATATATTAAGTAAGAGTTGAGTAGAGTTGAGTAGAGTTGAGTAGAGTTGAGAAGCGAGGAGAAAAAAGATGTTGACAACAAAAGAAAAGCAAAAGAATTTTTTTAAATCGATTTACACGATTTCAAAAAGAGCAAAAAAGATTAAAAGGGATGACGGAAAGTATGTGGTTATTCCTTTGGTACTTCCCGTTAAGTGCATAGAAGAAATAAAAGAATGGAGTGAAGAAGAATTCTAACTACAAAAAAATTTATAAAAGAAGTCAAGGCAATCGGGCTTGTTGCAAAAGTAGGCGAGGGATTTATTCTAGTTGAAGATTCAAAAGGCAACAATTTGGCATATATAGACACCACAATAATGTATAGATTTGATACCATATACATTGATTTTGAAGAACTATCAGAGTTCTATAGAAAGAGGCTGTTTAATCTACTTGTCGAGTATGCAAGTACACCAATTGACGAGAGAGAAGAACCGCAAAAATACTTTTTACAATTTGAAGCGTTGACGGATAACGGTAGTGGGACTTATCTGAATTATTATAAGTCAGGCGATTCGCTTGGTATGAGTACCTGTTCTCAATCATTTGGGTTTCAAACACAATTCACACAAGAAGAGATTGATGAAATTAAAGAAAAATTCGGAGTCACGCTTAGTGATTTTAGACAGATACCTGTTGATGAATATTGGGAGGAATTATGAAAGTTTATGTTTTAACTGCAGACACGTACTATGGCGGATGGGGGAGAGAGATTTCACTTATAGGTGTGTATGACAGTTTAGAAAAAGCGGAGAACGCAAAGGGAAAATTGAATTACCCTTTGTCAGAAATAAATGAGGTTGATTTGAATGAAGATACAAACGTTTATTTGGGCGGATATATTGAATAAAAGAGGTGATTTAAATGGATAGAAAAGAAATTTCAATCAGTATAGCAATCATAGCTTCGACTTTAGCGATTGTACTTACACAAAATAAGTTTGTGGTAGCAATTATAACTATATTTATTTTAGCACTGATGGTTGCCGAAATTATAAGTGCTAGCAAAGAATTAAAGGCAGTTATGCAGGAAGATAAGATAGACACAAAAGTAGAAATCCAAAAAAGAATTTTGAAGTAGCAGGGGGGTGGTTTTAAGATGGATGAAAAAAGTTATATAAACGGCGACATAACATATAGACTAGCAATCAAGGACAGACTGAAAAATTTGGGACTCGGGCTAAGATATATAGAAAATTACGTATCTAGGGATAAAAACATAATTGTTTTTGAAACATATCCTTTAAATTCGGATTTTCTAAGCATCGCAAGTTTTTATTTGACGATTGACTCAAGCGATAAGAGTCAAGAAAAAAGCAAATATAAGTACGAGGTCGCTATAAAAGATATAGCATATTTTAACAAAAGACCTTGGGAGTGGCAAAAAAATTTACTAGACATTCTATATGAAATAGCTTCAGATGCAAGAAGCGTTTTCAGAGAAAGTGATGAGAATTAAAAATTCACATAAATAATTAAATTCAGGAGGTTCAATATGGACAATATTTCATTAATCGACAAAGTCGATTTAAACCAAATTCAAGGGCAATTGGCGGCGATTACGAATTTTCAAAGAATCGTCAAGTCGCAATTCACACAAAACGTAGACTACGGCATAATTCCTAGGACAAGAAACAAACCGACGCTTTTAAAACCTGGAGCAGAAAAGATTTGCATGCTCCTCGGACTGAAAAGCGAGTTCGAGATTGCGGAACAAACAAGGGATTGGGAAAATGGTTTTTTCCAATACATGATTAAGTGTAAATTAATCAAGACGGTTGACGGGGTAGATGAAGTTATAACCGAGGGGCTCGGTTCGGCGAATACGCTCGAAACAAAGTATGTAACAGCAGATGCATTCAGCGTGGATAACACGGTCTTAAAAATGGCGAAGAAAAGAGCGCTTGTAGATGCAGCACTTATGGTCGGAAGCCTTTCAAATATTTTCACGCAGGATATCGAAGATATGGACTTGACGGGCGGTAGCACAAACCAAAGGCGATACTACACTGACCGAGACGGAACGATCACACAAGCGCAAGCAAGACGAATGTTTGAGCTTGCAGAAGGAAACGACGAGGCAGTGCGACAAGCGATGGAAAAATTCGGATATAGAAAGAGCGCCGACATCAAGAAGACCGATTACGACAAAATTTGCAGCATGGTCAATGAAATAATCACGAAGCCTGCAGAACCATCAAAAGAAGAACCGAAAGACGTTGAGGAGCCGAAAGAAGAGCCTAAAGCTAAACCAAAGGCAAAGGACAAGACGGAAGAAAAAACAAACGCAGAAGAAAAGAAAGACGATACACTAAGCGGCATTTTGACCGATGAAGATAAAGAGAAAGCACTTGCAGAAATGGAAGCAGCTTTCAAATACGTAAAATAGATTTAAAAATTAATATAAAAAGGGGTTGAGGCGATTAAAGCCTCAGCCCACACAACAGGAGAAAGTGATGACAGAAAGACATATCCAAAGCTATTTCAGCCACGACAGTAACGCAAGAAACGACGTCAAAATTTTAAACTTACGTTCAATGCTAGGTGCGGAAGGTTACGGGATATACTTTATGATTCTCGAAAGATTGAGAGAGGCGCCGGACTATATGAGTGTCAAAGATTACAATGCGCTAGCCTTTGACCTTCGTGTTGATTCGGCGAAGATAAAATCGGTTGTTGAGGATTTCGGGTTATTTGCCTTCACCGAAGATGGTGAGTGCTTTTACTCCGAGAGTTTCCGCCGAAGAATGAATCTCAAAGATAAGAAAAAAGAAGATATTTCAGAAGCCAGACGACAAGCGGCAAAAGCACGGTGGGAAAAAGAAGAAAAAAAAGAAAAATCTAATCCCAATGCAAATGCAATGCAAATGCAATGCAAATGCAATGCAAGCAAAATGCAAAATGATGCTAAAGTAAAGAAAAGTAAAGTAAATATATATACAACAACCACAAACATAGACAATGATAAAGACCTAGATAAGGCTAAAAATCAAGATGATTTATGTGTGGCGGTTGATAAATTTACACAGAATCAAGAGATTAAAAGACTTTTAAAGGATTTTATCAGCATGCGGTCAAAGATAAAAAGACCGTTTACTTTGCGAACACTTGAAATCTTTTTAGAGCAGCTAAAGTCACTAAGCACAGGTGACGACAAGATGATGGCGCAAATCCTGAGAGCGAGCCTCATCAATGACTGGGAAAATATATATCCAATCAAGGCGACAACAGGGGGTAGTGTCGGCAATCAAAGCAAACTAGACGAGTACTACGGCAGCAATAAAAGACAGACAGACGAGTTTACAGACGATGAGCTAAAAGACATGTTCGGGATTAAGGGCAGTTTGTAGCAGTAGTCTAACTTGTAAAACTTAACGCTTTAGCGTGAATAAATAAATTTAAAGGGGGTAGTCTATGGATGTTGAAGTCGGTAAAAGATATTTAAAAAGCCAGGAGAAAGTTATTTACGACGATTCGGAGTATACGATTAAGTCACTAAATTTCAGGAATTGGAACGGCTTTATCTGTGCCAATGCTTTACTACAGGACTTGAAAGCGAATAGTGAGATTGAGACTCCGTTAAAGTTTGTAAGTGAGGTTATAAAAGATGGCGTATAGCAAATATAACAACAAAAGGGTTAAGGTTGATGGGATTACGTTTGACAGTATAAGAGAGGCAAATCGATATAAGGAGCTTTGTTTACTTGTAAGGGCGAAAGATATCACAGACTTTAAAAGACAGCCTAAATTTATATTGCAAGAGGGATTTATTTATGACGACCTAAAAGAAGAGTCAATTACGTACAAAGCAGACTTTGAGTACACAGAAAAAGACGGGACTAAAGTTGTTGAAGACGTAAAAGGATATAAAACTCCGGTATATAGGCTAAAGAGAAAATTATTTTTAAAAAAGTTTTGTTTCGATGAGGATGGAAACCAAGTTATAAAATTTATCGAAACGTAAGGAGAGGTCATGGAAATTAAGGCAGAGTTAAACTCTATGCGATACTTAACGCAAGCAGTCGCATCAAAAAACAGGCAAATTGATGAACTTGAAGATTTAAAAGTGTGTATATCATCGCCTAGAATTACAGGCATGCCGAAAGCAAAAAGTTTCGAGAGAAGCGAAAAAATCGAAAAAATATTAGATAAAATCACAAAGCTGGAAGATGAAAAAAGGAAAGAGATTGACAGCTTACTTGATAAAAGGGTTATATGGACAAAAAGATTTAGACACTTGCCAACTGAGCAAGTATCAGTCATGGAGATGAGATATTTTGAGAATTACACATGGGAAGAAATCGCTAAAAAAATGAATTATGAGCGACGAACAATTTTCAGAATTCACGGACAAGCACTCGAAGCACTAAAAATTCAAAAAACCGCAGAACTTGTCACTAAAAGTCACTAAATGTCATTGAATGTCACGTTAAAATGTGGTATTATATAAGATAGAGAAACAGTTTTAGACAAGGTTGTCATCACTGTCCTCCTGAAAAAATAAATACTTAATGAGTCGAGAAAAGCGTTTGTGGTGGCACAGGCGCTTTTTTCGTACATAGAAAGAAAGGTGAACATATTGAAAGAAGAAAAAATTATATATAAAAATATTGATGATTTAATTCCATATGAAAACAACCCGAGGCTCAACGACCAAGGCGTTGATGCACTAGCTGAAAGTATAAAAGAATTTGGATTTAAAGTGCCGATTATAATCGATTCAGACGGCGTAATCGTCGCAGGGCATACAAGACTAAAAGCTTGTAAGAAGCTAGGCATTGAAGAGGTTCCATGCATAGTTGCAGACGACCTGACGGACGAGCAAGTAAAAGCTTTCCGGCTTGCAGACAACAAGGTGGCTGAATTAAGTGATTGGGATTTTGAGAAACTTGAAGAAGAAATCGGTGAACTCGATGTTGATATGACCAAGTACGGTTTTGTACAGATAGAGAATCTAGACCAAGCAATAGAAGATATAAATGATTTAATGGAAAAAGAAATCGACGACGAAGCCGAGCCAAAGGCAAAACGTGGCGATATATACAAATTGGGCGAGCATTATCTAATGTGCGGCGACAGTACAGAACCTAAAGATGTGGAAAAGTTAACTCAAGGAAATAAAATAGATTTAGTAGTTACAGACCCACCTTATTTTATAGATTATGACAAAAGCGCTCTAGGAGAGAAAATAGCGAACGACGATCTAAGCAAAGATGAGAGAGTCGGATTTTTAGTAAAAGCTTTTACAAATTTCAAGAAAGCCTTGAAAGACGGGGGGGGTGTTTTATATTTGGCACGCAGACACGTGCAGAGAATATTTCGCCGAGGCTCTAAAAGCTGTAGGGTTAGAAAATAGACAAGTTCTAATATGGGTAAAAAACACTCCTACACTTTCAAGACAAGATTACAACTGGAAGCACGAGCCGTGTTTGTACGGTTGGAAAGAAGGCGCAGGGCATTATTACAACAGCGACTTCACAGCGACAACTGTACTAACGGAACGGAACAATGTATCTAAAACTAAAAAGCCAGTGAATCAAATGTCAGAAAAAGAAAAGGATGACTATATCAAAGAGCTGGAAGCATACATAAGCGACGGAACAACAACGCTGATGTATGATAAGCCACTTAAAAGCGAATACCATCCAACAACCAAGCCGGTAAAACTTATTGCCGAGCAAATTTCAAGAAGCAGTAAGATCGGTGAAAGTGTGATGGATTTATTCGGCGGAAGCGGAACAACACTGCTGGCATGCGAGGAATTAAACAGAAGGTGCTATATGATGGAATATGAACCGAAATACGTTGATATAATTATTCAAAGATGGGAAGAAATGACGGGCTATGAAGCGGTCAAAGTAAATTAAAAGGGGAATAAATGGCTAAAGGTAAGTATCAAGAATGGCTAGAGCCGGACAATTTAATAAAATTGCAAGCTTGGGCGAGGGATGGACTTACTGATGAAGAGATATCCGGCAAAATGGGAATTGTAAGGTCTACGCTTTACGAATGGAAGAAAAAATATAAAGACATTTCGGACGCCTTAAAAAAGGGAAAAGAAGTAGTCGACATTGAAGCGGAAAATGCCTTATATAAAGCAGGGCTCGGTGGATTTGTTGAAGAAGAAAAAACATATATATCCGAAGTCAATGGCGTTGTCACTAAACGCAAAGAAATTTATAAGCGGTACATCAAGCCTGATGTTGCAGCTTTAATTTTTTGGTTAAAGAACCGCAAGTCTGACAAATGGAGAGATAAGCCGAAAGACGTTACAGAAACCACTGAAGAAAAGATCGCAAGTATTTTTGCGGATATAGATAAGGATTTAAAAAATGCAATTAACTAAAAAGCAAACTCAAGTTTATAAAACATTTTTAGAAGAAAATCCGAGAATTTATATTTTATCGGGAGCAAAAAGAGCGGGAAAGACTTTTGTTGCGATTTTAATGTTTTTGCATCAAATATCAAGATATAAGGATATGAATTTATCTTTTATTATAGGCGGCACAAATCAATCGTCAATCCGCAGAAACGTTTTAGATGATATTGAAGAAATTCTCGGCAAGGAACTAACGCCGAACAAGGCGAATGCAGTTGAGATTTTCGGGAATAAGGTTTATATATTTGACGGCGCAAATGCTTCGAGCTATAAGAAAGTTAGAGGGTTCACCGCAGCAGGAGCCTTTATAAACGAGGCGACAACCCTGCATGACACTTTCATAAAAGAAGTTATAGCTAGATGTTCATACAAGGGAGCTCGAATAATCATGGACACAAATACCGAAAATCCGCTGCATAAAATAAAGGTTGATTATATCGACAAATCATGGCGGAGATTATCAAACGGACAGGTAAATATTGCACATTACAATTTTACGTTATTTGACAACACAACAGTCGATCCTGAATACATTGAAGGGATAGTTGAATCAACGCCGAGCGGAATGTTTACTGATAGAGATATATTCGGCAGATGGGTAACGGCGGAAGGGATTGTATATCGAGATTTTAATTCAAGTAAACATATAAAAGAGTTAGACGATGAAAAAAGGGTTGTAAAAGTATTTGCAGGCGTTGACTGGGGTTATGAACATAAAGGTGTTATAGTTGTAATTGCGGTTACAGATGATGATGAATACTACTTAATTGAAGAAATAACGGCACAATATCAGGAGATTGATTATTGGGTAGACCGAGCAAAAGAAATAAAAGAAAAATACGGTAATATTATGTTTTATTGCGATTCCGCACGTCCTGAGCATGTTAAGCGTTTCAGGCGTGAGGGTTTTAATGCCGTTAATGCGGACAAATCGGTTTTATCGGGAATAGAGCAGGTGGGCAGTCTTTTTAAGAAAGGCTGTTTTTTTATATCGCCCGAGGCGAAAGAAACACAAAAAGAACTGCAGCTATATGCATGGAACGACAAAACAGGCGACCCTATTAAACAAAATGATGACGCACTCGATGCTATAAGATATGCGATATACAGCGAATACGTCGGCACATCGGAAATAAAGACTGCAAACAAAAAAAGGATGGGATTATAGATTATGAAATCATATATAAACGAATATTTGGAGCTTCCGGAACCGATACATTTATCCGAAGATACGGAAATAACGCCGGATTTGATAAAAGTCCTTATAGATCATCACAGCAAAAGCCTACACAGATACGAGGTGCTGCAGAATTACTATAAGGGCAAGACGATAATTTTTGATAGAAAGAAAGACGACCATAAAGCGAACAATAAATTGGTATTCGACTATGCCGGATATATAATCGACGTGCTGCAAGGACTTTTTGTCGGCAAACCGATTTCATACACTCCTGCAGAAGGTGCTGAAAAGTATATGGAAGAAATGCAGAAAATATTAGATGCTAACGACGAGCAGGATGAGAACACGGAACTTGCGAAGATGATGGGCATTAATGGCAGGGGCTACGAAATTGTTTATGTAAACGAAAACAAAGAAATATGCTTCAATGAAATTAAGCCGCAGAATATGATTTTTGTTTATGATAACAAAATCAAACCTGAACCGCTTTTTGCTGTTTATTTGCCCGATGCGGACACAGTCGGAGAAAATAAAAAACAATTTATATATGCATACACAAAAAAAGAAAATATCGTCTACAGCACAGAAAACGGCGGAATGGTTGAAATTGAGAGAACACCAAATATCTTTGGAGAAGTACCTGTAATTGAATTTATGAACAATGACGAAGGCATCGGAGATTACGAAAGGGTTTTAACTTTAATCGACGAGGTTAATGTATTGCAATCCGACACATCAAACGACTTTGAGGAGTCTACGGATGCCATTTTACTTTTATACGGAATGCTAAATGCAGATGCCGAGGATATCGAAAGAATTAAAAAGGATAGAATTTTACTTTTAGACTCAATGAGCGGACAAAGCGCTGGGTGGCTAACTAAGGAAATCAACGACACGGCATTACAAAGCTATAAAAAGACACTTGACGAGGCAATCCATAAGTTTGCAAAGGTTCCAAATTTAAGCGATGAGAACTTCGCAGGAAATATCAGCGGAGAAGCAATGAAATTTAAATTATTTGCTACAAATCAGATAATCGCACAGAAACAACGAAAGTTTAAAACGGCATTGACACAAAGGTTATATTTAATCACGAAGGTCATGCAATTAAAAGCACAGACGACGGGAGATTATAAGGATATACAAGTTAATTTCAATGAAAATACTCCGTATAACGAACTCGATAATGCAAATTTAGTAAAAACATTAATCGATGCAGGGGCAAGCAGACAACTAGCTTTCAGCAAGCTTCGAGGAGTTGATGATGTTTCAAAAGAGTTGGAACTACAGGATAAGCAAAAAGAACCTGAGAGCGCATATTTCGATATGTAGTAAGCGAGGCTGCATATGAAAAAGTTTGAAAAGTTAGATGCAGACACAGCCGAAAGAGCGGAAAAAGCAGCGGAAGAAATCACAAGACGAAGCAAAGAAACATATAAAAAGATAAAGGACTACCTAGACCAAGCACACGAAAGATATGCTAAAAAAGGCACGCTCACGATGGACGATATGCGAAAGTTTAATCGCTTAAAAAACTTGGAAAATGCTATTGCAGAAGCGATGGAAGAGAACCGCATACTGACGGACAAAGAAATTGAAAAGCTTTTAAGTGAAAGCGCAAAGAGCGCACTTTATGTTTGTACGAAAGCAGGGGGCGGCGGACGAAAAGAAAAGAGCATACGAGCGATAAAAAAGGAAATCGACGTTGCGGAAATTCTCGATGAAACGGTTGCAGGTAGAAATTGGAAGGAACGAACGAAACATCTTTCCGCAACTACCGCATATGATATTATAACGGAAGTAAGAAAAGGGATTGATCAAGGCGACAGCTTTCACGATATGGCGAAGGCAATTAAGAAAAAGATGGGCGAGTATAACGGCAGACCTATCACAATTGCAAAGACAGAAACGCATAGGGTAATTGAAACAACGAAATTTAAAGCGATGGAATCGGTCAATAAGCAAGTTCCGCAGTTAAAGGTTTGGCGAACTGTCAGTGATGAAAGAGTTAGGAGCAGTCACAAAGCGATGGAAGGACAAACTGTAAAGCTTGACGAAGAATTTACGCTTCCGTCAGGGGCAAAAACTATGTATCCCGGACAATCGGGAATTGCCGCTGAAGATATTAATTGCAGATGTTTTGTTGAGTATATAGATGCGCCGAAAGAAGTCGAAGATGAGGACATTGAAATCGCTGAAACCCTTGATTTTTCTGAAGAAAAAGGATATAATATAAATATAGAAATAGATAAATTCACCGATTGTCTGGTTGATAAATTAACAGGCGAAGAAGTGGAAACAATTGTTGAACCAATAAAACCAAAAAAAAGAAATCGTCAAAAATGGACTTTCGATTGGGCGAAAATGAGTAAAGAATGCTCTGATATAAGAGCGTTGAAGGTTAAAGGTTTAGATGAAATTCAAGGCATGATAGCAATGGAACATCAAAAAGATGGGTCTGTCTTTGTAAAATTAGTTGAATCCGCAAAACATAATAGAGGAGAAAATAAAAAATATGAAGGAGTAGGACCTCATCTATTTGCTATAGCATGCAAAGAAGCAAAAGATAATGGCGCAGACTATATTTATTTTGATGCAAAAACAAAATTAATAAACTATTATAATTATAAACTCGGAGCGGAACTCATCGGCTCTGGGAATAGAATGGTTATAGATGGCAATCCATTTTATAATTTAATAAAAAAATATTTCAAGGAGTGATTATTTTGAAGAAAAGAAAAAATAGAATACCAAAAGAATATTTGGAATTTGATAATTTTGCAGACGGAATATTTGTGTCGCCAAAAAATAGCATGCCTAAACTTGATATGCAAGCATTGATGAGATATTGTCATGAAAACGGAAAAAGACCAAGCAAATTAACACAAAATGAAATAGAACAATTTAATAAATAAATATATCATATTTTTATAAAATTAATCGTGCGAATAATCGTGCGAAAATTGAATAAAACGTGTAAAAATAGCGAATTAATCGTGCGAGTAATCGTGCGATTTTTTTATTGTCTTTTACTTTGGCAGACGAAAAAGAACCAATGGAAATACATGCCGACGGGCAGAAAGCGGAGGGAAATTATGAAAGACAAATTTTTTAAGTTAAATCTTCAGTTATTTGCAGAAGATGCAGGAAGCGGCGAAGGAAATCCAGAAACACCACCACAAACAGACGGGCAAGACACAGAAAATCAATCAAATGAAGCTGGTAAAGATGGCGAAAAAAATGCGGATAAAGAAAAGACTTTCACGCAAGACGAGGTAGATGCAATCGTCAAGAAAAGACTCGAGAGAGAAAAGGCAAGGCAGGAAGAAGAAAAGGCGAAAGCCCAAAGACTTGCAGCGATGACGGAAGCCGAAAGGCGTGCAGAAGAATTACGGGAAAAAGACGAGCAAATCGCAGCGAAAGACGAGCAAATCCGCATGATGGAATTGAAAGAGGACACAATTAAAACGCTTACAGATGAAGGTATAAATTTGAAATTTATATCTTTTTTAATGGAAAAAGATGCGCAAACCACCAAGGACAACATCGATTCTTTCAAAGAAGTTTTTAAAGCCGAGGTGCAGGCGGAAGTTGAAAAAAGAATTGCAGGAACCACGCCGAGAAAGCATGAAACATCTTTCGGGAATACAGATGACGGAGATTTGCTTGAAAAAATGAGGCAAAAAAGAATTATTTAAAAAAGGAGATTTTTATGGATAACAAGAAAAAATTAATCAATTTAAACTTACAAAGATTCGCAAAATTAGACACAAAAGCAACTTTTGACCCTAAGAAAGTGCTTTTATCAGATGTAAAGACAGGGGAACTTCCTACAGAAATGGCTGATATCGTGATTGACAATGTCACATCAGATTCGCTCGTTTCAAAACTTGGTAAAGTCGAGAACATGACGGAACTCTCAAAGAAATTCACGTACCTTGCCGAAGGTCCTGGAGCCTACTGGGTAGGAGAAGGCGAAAAGATTAAAGTCGATTCAGCAGAATGGCTAAATGCGGAACTCGTAGCACATAAGCTCGGGGTCATTTTGCCGGTTTCAAAGGAATTTTTGAATTTCACATTCCAAAACTTTTTCGATGAAATCAGACCGAATATTGAAGAAGCACTCAGAAATAAAATCGACATGACAACATTTTTCGGCGGTGCGGACTCACCATGGGGTGCAGGTCACTCAATCGTAGAGAAAGCAAAAGCAGAAGGCAATAAAATTGATGCATCCACGGATGTATATAACGACATAAACCACTTAATCGCACTTGTTGAAGATGGCGACCACACAGCGCAAGCACTTCTCACAACAAAATCAAAGAATATTGATTTAAGAGGGGCTAGAGATGCTAACAATTTGCCAATTTTTAACGATGCAAGAGATGGAGTCACAGCACAAGCGCTCGGATTGCCGATACTTTACGGAACAAAAAAGAATTTCGACAAAAAAGCGGCTGAATACATTACAGGTGATTTCGACTTCCTAAAATACGGTATTCCAAAGAAAATTGAATACTCAATTTCAGAAGATGCAACACTCTCAACTATTAAAGGCGAAGATGGTCAACCAATTAATTTGTGGGAAAGAGATTTAATCGCTCTTAAAGTTACAATGTATTACGCATTCCTTGTTCTCAAAGATGACGCTTTTGCAATCGTAACATTGAATCCAGCAGGCAAGAAAGTAGAATAAGCAAAAGGCGATGGAATCACTCCGTCGCCTAATTTATTACAAAGGAGAAAAGATATGGCAAATAAATTAAATGCAGAAACAATCATAGTAACGAACGGTGAGGATATAAAAAAAGTAACAAGAAAAGCTTTTAATGTAATCTATAAAAGATTAGGTTATATGGAAGTTCCGGAAGATGTGGAAGTTTCCAAAGATACGGAAGTTTCTGAAGATGTAGAAGCACCTGAAAAAGTGGAAGTTCCTGAAGATGTAGAAGTTTCCAAAGACGTTAAAGCAAAGACATCAACTAGAAAGAATTCGACAAAGAAGGGATAGTATGGAAAAAGCCGAAAGGCGTGAAGCCTACTTATGGTATATAGAAGATTATTGCAACAATCTTTTTGATAGAGAGAACCTACCGGGCGGAATCAAGCTCGCATTAAATCGGCTTGAAGAGATTGACCCATTGAGGCTAGGCGTGGCGAGCGAAACGGTCGGCGATTTGAGCATAACTTATAGCACCGAAAGCAATGAAGCAATTCCGAATAACATAAAAATTATGTTGGCACCATACGTCAGACCGCATCTAGTCGGCGATAAAAAGAAAAGAGGATATATCGATGGGCGTGACTGATATAAATAACACGGGCAAGATTTTAAAATTGCTTGAAGAAATTACAGAATCATCAGTCGAAGCAGGCATCCTCGGCGAAGATAAAGATAGCTCAAAGCCTAGTCTTTTAACAATCGCCGCAACACAGGAGTTCGGAAGCGAAAAAGAGCATATTCCGGAAAGGTCTTTTATTCGGGCATCTTTCGATAAAAATAAAGAAGAATATGGAATAAAGACTGTTGAATATATTCAATTGGCACTCGCAGGAACCATGAGTGTTGAGGCGATGTACACAAAGCTTGGGCAGACTATGGCGCAGGATATACAGATGCACATAAGAAAAAGAATACCGCCGGCACTTTCAAGGCGAACGCTTGAGGCAAGGCGCAGGCGTGGGAATCGTGGCACAACGCCGCTTATTGACACAGGGCGATTATTCGGAGCGGTTTCATATGAGGTGAAATGATGATTTTTAATTTTAAATCACTTATAAAAAGATATGGAGTAGCGCCTGTTGAGTTAATCACGTACGAAGGGCATTACGATTTTGAAAACGGCGGCGACTATATAAAGGATTTAGAGGCGATAAAGCTTATAGAACCTGCAGCCGTCGTGCCGATATCGAAAGATGAACTCACTACATCAGACGGCGGTTATTATGACCATGATTCGAGAAAGTTGTACTGTTATGAGGGATTAATGACCGACGATATCGTTAAATATCAGGAGCGCCTTTATAAGGTGACGGGCGAGCAGGATTATTCAGACTATGATGAAAATCTAAAAATTTATTACATCGAAAGGGTAAGAAGCGATGAAAGAGACGGATTTAATTAAAAAGACGATTATAAAAAACGTTTTTGATTTATATAAGATAAAAGTTGTAGATGCAGACAACAATCACAGGCGCCCGACACTACCCTATGTAACATTAAAATTTATCACACACCAAACGAGCGACGGTCAGGCGGGTAACTATAGTGCGGAATTTATAGAAGCACAGGACAAGAAATTTAAATATGATATAAAAGAAACGCTTGACTATCAGCCAATCGCAACGCTTTCTGTTTCAGCGACGGCGGAAACCGAGAGCGAGGCAAGGGAACTCGCCGAACATATGCACGATTATTTTAAATTTGTCGGGCGACCGAAATTTGAAAGCATAAACACGACAATCGTCACGGTTGGCGATATAGGCAATCGAACTATCGGGCTTGCAGACGGAATCACTTTTGATTTTAAGTTCGGGTTTGATGTGGCTATACGATATCTAAAAGTTATAGAAAGAACGTCACCGAACATCGAAAAATGGAAAGCTGAGGGGAAATTGGGCGACAGGAAGATGGAAACAGAAGGTAAAATATAGAGATATGAAAGGAGAAAACTATGGCAAATAAACTAGATTTTCCGGTATCGATTACAAGAAAGACGGTTGGAGTATCGGAAAGGGGTTTCGGGACAATTTTAATTCTCGATATAACAAAAGAAATGCCTTTTAAATTGCTTGATGAAGAGGAAGCAATGAAGCTAGATGGCAAGGCTGCGAAAATTGCAGAAAGGCTTTTCATGCAAAAGCCGAAGCCTTTCGAGGTTGCGATTTTTGGGAAAGTAGGAACGGCGGAAGAAGCACTGAAAGCGGTAATTGAAGAACATTCGGGCGATTTTTTCTGGATTACATGTACAGACAACAAAACGGAGACAATCAAGGCGCTTTCAAATTTAGCACAAGTAAATTCAAAGATTTATGGGGTTACAATTAACGACTTCAAAAAGGCTGCAGAAATTAAAGACGTTGTCGGCGATAATACCTTTGTCGCATACCACGATGACCCAAACAGTTATATTGCAGAAGGGCTGACAGTTGTTATGAGCCACAATATCGGCGGAAGAACGGCGAAGTTTAAAAGGATTGAGGGCGCTCCTGAAGCAAAGGTCACACTGACACAGGAAGCAGAACTCGAAAAACAAAACATTTTCACATACAAGAAAAAACTCGGAGTCCTGCAAACGACAGAGGGAAAGGTTTTGTCGGGCGAGTATATCGATATTGTTTTAGGAGAATATTGGATACGTTTCAGAATGGAAGAAGCGCTCCAAAGGCTTGCAATCACGGAAGATAAAATCCCTTACACATCAAAGGGAATCGCAATGCTTGTCGGAGAATGCGAAAAGGTTTTATCACGTGCAGCAAGACAGGGCATAATCGAGAACGGAGAATATTTAGTCGACTTCCTCGATAGACAAGAAGTGCCGGCAAATGATGTGGCAAGACGTGAATATAACTATGTAAAATGGACTGCAATGCTTCAAGGCGCAATCCACACAGGACAAATCAGCGGCATTTTAACCTATGATATGGTTACAGACGAAAGGAGATAGATATAGATGGCAGACCAAAAAACGATAGCGGTTTACGACCCTGAGAAAGTACAATTGCAATTAGACGGCGTTTATATCACAGGATATAGCGAAGAGTCAAAAATCACGGTCGAAAAAAATCAAGACAATTTTTTGCCGGCGGTTGGAGTTGACGGAATTGTAAGCGTTGCTATAAATTACGATGCAACCGCAAAAATGAGCATAAAGCTTGCTTCAACAAGCGCCTCTGTTATGCACATAAGGCAGCTCGCAAAGGGTAGACGTCTTTTTAATATGACACTCACAGATTTAAATGCCAACGGTGAAAATAAATCATGCGACGGATGTTTTATCTTAAAAACGCCGCCGATAAAGAGAAACAAAAAAGTTGAAGATGAGGAATTCGATATTTACATTCCATATTTTGAAGAGGTGAAAGATTTAAATGGCGGAGATTACAACATATAAAAATGATTACAGACAGAAAAAAGTTGAAATTAATGGAAAAGAGTACATTTTTCAAAGTGTACCAATCCGCACCGCCTTAGAGATGAGGGCGGCATGGACAAGACCTGACTCAACTTGTGACGATATAATTATGTCGGAACTTTTACTAAAAAATGTCATCGTAAGTCCGAAGATGAAACTCGACGATTTCGACAATATTGCAGAACTTGACAGCGTTATATCGAGCGCTCTTCTTTTTGCTTTTTACAGCAAGACGGATGAGGATGTAACGTTAAGTGAAGCAAAAAACTAACCAGCCCGGAACTGCTAAAAGAAAGAATAATATTTCCAGCCCTCTTAATCATTAAAGAGGGCTTAATTACTTATGCAGATCTTAAAGAAATCACACCGGCAGAACTGGGCATGCTAATAGATAGCTATTTAGATTTAAAAGAGGAGATGAGAAGCGATGGATGACTTAAGGTCGATGAAAGTATCGATTGAAGTTAATGCAGGCGATAGCAAAAGAGAAATCGAAGGCATAAATCAGAAGCTTGACGATACAAAAGAAAAAGCACAGAAGGCGGTAAAAGAGGCATCGTCGCTCGGCACACGCATACAAAACAGTTTTAAAAATGCAAATTCAAGTATAGGCTCTTTAGATTTCAATAAAGCCGGAAAAAGCATGCAAAGCCTTGGGGCAAAAATGACCATTGCGACCGCTCCTTTGACACTCGGCATAAAAAAGTCGATAGATGCGGTTAGAGATTTGGGATACGGCATCGCAAAGGTAAATACTTTAAACGACCAAAGCATTTTGCCGACAGAACAACTGCAAAAAGATATAAGAAAAATTTCGGATATGGTCGGGATATCGCAAGATGAAATCGCCGAAGGTTACTATCAGGCTTTATCATCGGGCGTGCAAAGTAAAGACGTTTCAGATTTTGTTTCAAGTAATGTTAAGCTCGCCAAAGCTGGATTTACAGACATGACGACGGCGATAGATGCGACTACGACAGTTTTAAATGCTTATCGAGACAAAGCGTATGATGTCACAAAGATTCACGATATACTTGTAAAGACACAGGATAAAGGTAAAATCACGGTTGGCGAACTCGGTCACTCACTCGGACAAATTATCCCGACGGCTGCAACCGCCGGTGTGAATTTAGACCAACTCGGCGCTGCATATGCAATTTTAACAAGTGCAGGGCAACCGGCAGAAAGAGCGACGACAAATATTAATACCATGCTTCAAGAACTATCGACAACAGGTACGAATGCGGATAAAGCCGTCAGAGAAAGCACCGGCAAAACATTTAAGCAGTTGATGGAAGACGGGAAAGACCTTGAGTTCGTTCTCGGTAAAATCAACGACGTGGCACAAAAATCGGGGCTTGAGCTTGCAGATGTTTTCGGAAGCGTGACGGCGAAAAAGGCGGTCAATCAGCTTTTCGGTAGCGATTTTAAAACAATGCGTGATATCATGAATAACTCCGAGGGAAGCGCAGAAAAGAACTTCGAGGACTTTATGGATACCGACCAAGCAAAGCACGAAAGGACGATGACGAAGCTAAAAAACACGGGGATGGATATCGCCGAAAATTTAATGCCATTTATCGATAGATTCGCAACACGTGTCGAAGAATTGATGGAAAAGTTTAATCAATTGAGTCCTGATAAGCAAAAGCTGTTTGCGGATGCCATCGGTACGCTCGTGGTTTCGGGACCTGCAATTACAGCCGCAGGAACAGGCTTTCAGTTGCTCGGCGGCGTTGTTAAGGGCGGTAAATTTATAAGCGGACTTTTCACAGGGAAGAAAGCACTTGAAGGAACCGCAGCCGCTGCAAAAGCAATAGAAGCTGCAGGAGCGGTCGAAAAGATTTCAGCCGCAGGCGGAGCGATTGAAGCGGCAGGTACATCGGCTGGCATTGCAGCCGGCGGTTTTTCGTCATTATTCGGCGCACTCGGAGCAATAGGTGCAATTGGCGGCGTTGCAATTGCAGGTAAAATCTTATGGGATAAGGGCAAAAGAATAAAGAAAGACCCTAGCAATTGGAAAAATATACTACTTAATAATCCTGATGAAACACGTAAGAGATATAGACAACAGTTTATGAACTATACCGCAAAACTCGATGCAAAGAAGCGTGCAAAGCAAGAGGCAAAGAGAAAGGCAAAGGGACACAAAACGGGATTGACCGAAGTGCCATATGATGATTACTATGCGAGACTTCACAAGGGCGAAAGAGTGCTGACAGCAGGAGAAGCGAAAGAATATAATCAGACAAAAAGCGAAACGACGACAACGAATGTCAATCCGACGATTAATATCACTATAAATGCACAAAAAACGGATGCCGACGATATAGCGGCGAAATGCGAACGGGAAATTAATAAGTATTTTAGAAATTTGAGACTGCAAAGGATTTAATCATATGAGAGAAAGTAAAATTAAGTTAGAGGATGTTTTACTAGATGCGGTTGTAGACGAGAATCCGAACGCAGCCGCAGAAGTAACACAAAAACCTGTCGAGAAGGGGCAGGATATATCGGACTATATGAAACAAAAGCCTTTAATTATAAGGCTTTCGGGAAGATGCGTAAAAGATGCCGCAAGTAAGTTGCAGAAGCTGCGAAATTATCAGAAAGATAAAAAACTATTAAAATATAACGGTCGTGGGATTTACTCAAATGCCGTCATCACGGAATTAAACACGAGGCACAATTCAAATAATGCCTTCGGATTTGATTTTGAAATAACGCTTACATGTGTAAGAATAGCAACGCCTGAAGCTTTTCAGATTAAGACGAGAGACCCGAAAGGCGGAAGCAAGGAAAAATCGGCAACAAAGACGAGAGGCAAGACGAAAGTCGGGCGCCAACAGCTAAAAACACAAAGCGGCACGGTAACGGAAATTATTAAGACCCCGACAACAAGAGCGATAAAGGGCAATTCAAAGTATAAGCAAGAAAATGCGAGCGATGCAGAACCTATTTTTGAAAAGGTCGCAAGATTTTATAAGATGCGAAACGCTATCAGGAGTGAAAAGATTGACGGCATGACGAGTGCTGCAAAAAGAGGTGGACGATGAATTTTATAGATATAACAAAAAGTAAAATTCCATATGAGTTAGAAATAGCGCTTGACGCAGCGACGTTTCAATTTGAAATTTATTACAACTCCGCAGGCGATTTTTTTACTATAAATTTATCGAAAGACCATAAAAGAATCGTAAACGGTGAGAAGCTTGTTTACGGTGTGCCGCTTTTTGAGAATTTACAATACTTGGGCGTTCCGTATACTTTTATAATTCCGTATGATATTACACGCCCACGCCTAAAGCATGCTGAGCGCATCACATGGGAAAATCTAAATGAAGATATATTTTTATATGTGATTACGAAAGACGAGGCGAGCGAAATTGGATAAAAAGTTCTGGACACAGGAAATCGAGGTGCTTGCAGGACAAAAAAAGTTCGTAAATAACGGCGAGAACGCTCTCGAAATTGTGTTTAATATACCGTTTTCAAGTGAGAAAGAGCCGGACGTGTCGGAAATTTATATTTATAATTTATCGGACTCGTCAATCGAGGAGATTAAAAAAGATGGATATATAATCGTTAATGCCGGATATAAGGAGATGGGGAATATCGCTAATATTTTAACCGGCACGATTGAAGAAGTTGAGACTGAGTGGCTTTCGGTAGATAAGGTCACGAGGATTAAAGCGACCGACGGCGGCACAGCTTGGAGAAAGATAAAGCTTAATAGAACCTATCAGAAGAACACGAAGGCAAGCGCTATTATGCGAGATTTAGCGAATATTTTAGGATATGAAATTATAAAAATCGAGCCGAAAGAAGATATCACTTATAAACTTGGAAAAACAATTACGTCTTTTGCAAGCAGGAGCCTTGAGGAGCTCGCAAAGGACACAAAATCAAAACTTTTCATAAATAAAAACCGTCTGACAATCGCAGCCGAGGACGACGGAAAAATAACAGGAATTATGCTGAGCGAAGATTCAGGGTTAATTGGCACGCCGACTGTTAATCGTGACGAAACGGGCGATAAATCAATCAAGATAGACACAACTGAGAATAAAAAACAAAATAAAAAATCAAAATTGACGTGGAAAGTGACGTCGCTTTTAAATCCGCTATTCGAGACGGACGGAATTATAAAAATAAAATCAAGGTCAATCAATGGCGAATACCGGATTGTAAGAGGGCGACACACAAATGATTTTAATACGGAATTGGTGGTGACGGAAGCATGAGCGAAGCAAACTTATTTTTTAATGATATGATTGAAAATACGAAAAGCGGCATGTATGTCGCAAGACTCGGGAAAATAATTAAATTTTATCCAGAAACACAGTCTGCAGATGTTATGCCAATGCCGTCAAAAGATAATGCGGCGGTTTTAAATGCTCCCGTCTGCACGGTTAGGTCGAGCGATTTTTTGATTTATTATCCGTTAAAGCCGGGAGATATGGTTGTGATTCTTTTTTGTGATAACGACACTGAAGATATCAAGCTTGGCGGAGATACGGCACAGACGGAGCGGACACATGATGTGAGCGATGCCGTTATTTTAGGCGGTTTCACACTTTTATCGGATAGTGCCGACGTAAAGGATAAAGAGGCGTTATGCATACAAAACAAATCTAAAAGTGCAAGCATCGTAGTAAAAAAAGACGGCGAGGTCACGATAGATGCAAAAGATATAAAGCTTAAAGGATTTGCAACATATAACGACAGAGAAATAGCAGTTGTCGGCGACAGCACGTCAGACGGAGCGACGATTATAAAGTAGGTGATGGAGATGGCAGGAACATATAAAAATACTTTTAAGATGATTAACGGCGATATATACATCGACCCAAAGACTAAAGATTTAAAGCTTGTTGACGGGCAGGAAGAACTCCGACAAAATATCGAGAATCGTTTATCAGTAAACAAAGATGAGTGGTTTTTAAATACAGAACTTGGGCTTAAATACGAGGATATCCGGGGCAAGGGTGTTACAGATGCCGAAATAGGATTTGCTATAAGGGAATGCACGGCACAGGACGGTAGAATTAAATCAACGGAAATCAATATAGAAAGAAATGCAGAAAGAAGAACTGCAGATATTTTTTTAAAACTTACAGACGAAAACGATGAAATTACAGAAACGGGGGCGGTGACAATTGGATAAAAGTTTCGGGATTACAGAAAAGGGTTTTTTGAGACCACTTTTTGATGAAATTTTAGAATCGAAAATTAGAAAAGCAAGGCAAGTCCTCGGCGTAGATATTGACGTTTCGGAGACTTCTTTTTTGGGGCAACTTTTAAGGCTTGAAGCATGGGATGAGGCGGAGATTTGGGAGCAAATTGAAAAGGTTTATTTTTCAGCTTTCGTAAACTCATCGGAAGGAACGGGGCTTGATAATGTCGGGATGTACTTAACGATCACAAGGCGCCCTGCGACAAAATCGCTTGGCATGATTACAATATACGGCGATAATGACACGGTCATACCTGCAGGCTTCAGGGTTGCGACAATGCACGGCGAAGTTTTTGAAACCACAGAAGAAGCAATAATTGTAAACGGGCGTACAGATGTCAAGATTTCATCGCTTGCGAGTGGTAAGGACACGAATGTCCCTAGCAAATCAATAATAAGAATTGTAAATCCAATGCCGGGTGTAAAAGGTGTTATAAATGCTGAAGAAACGCTCGGCGGTTTAGATATTGAAACAGATGATGAGTTTCGGGAAAGATATAAAAAATCGTACTCGAAAGCAGGCGGAAGCACGGTTCCTGCACTAACGTCGGC